ATGATCGTAGGTAGTAGATGATGTATTATAATTAAAATATAATTGTTTTGTTACAGGTGCAGCGCCTTCAGTTCCCGTCTCTGCGTGTGCTATTACTGCTGTTAAACCAGAAGTAGTTCCTGTTATTGTATCTCCTTCATAATTTAATAGGGTTGCACTATCAACAGCAGCCGAGGAGGCATCTGTGTCTTTAATTTTAACCCAATCTCTTTGTAGTATCGTTTCTGCACAACCGGTAACTACCGCTCCTTCTTGAATTACAAATCCAAAACCTTTATCTAACTGGTCTTGTAATATTGTTTGTAATTGTGTAAGCTCTCTCGCTTGTACTGCCACACCAGGTTTGAACAAAACTTTATGAAAGTTTTTACCGTCGTTAAAGTCTTCGTAATATGGTGATGCGTTTAAATTTAATGCCATTTTTGTTAAAACCTAATCAATGCTTTTATTTGTTCTACTTGGTCTGCCGATCTAGTGATGGGCGACCTGTTATCTAAGTAAATCAGTTCTCCGGTAGCATTATCTACTTCCGGACTTGTTACACTATTTATACTCAACCCAGTCAAACTCTTAGTAGTATTTTCCAATGTTGATGAATTTGTAATTAAAGGGATCGTAGCTGCTAAATATACTTGTGAATTATCAGTATCTATTTGGACCACTGTAAATTCTCCCCCATCATCTGTCTTAACTACATCATCAGCTGCATAATTGCCTATTCCGCTGGCTAGTGTAATAATATAACAGGCTGTTCCTGTATTTGTTGTGTATGGTGTAACCACATTAGGTGCGGTTACGTTCTTTATTAGTGCAAGCTGTCTATAATCGTTGCCTAATATTAAATCTTTATTAGTATTATCTGCAAATGATACTGTAAGTCCAAGATTATTTGCGAATAATTCTCGAGTTGCGTTAGAACCATGTCCACCCTGTGGTGAAATAACAGCTCTAGCTGCTGCTCCTGTTCCAGGAGCTGTTGTGTTTGCTATTGTTACTGTTGCGTAAGAATAACCTGTGCCAGGTGCTGTAACTGTGAGTCCTGTAATGGCTCCTGTATTTGCATTAACTGTAGCAGAAGCTTCAGCTCCTGTACCGTCACCTGTTATACCGACTGTTACATCATTGGTTGCGTAGTCTACTCCTGCTGTGTTTATAACGAGTCTATCTACTGTTCCTTTTACTGCGGCACCTTCTACAGCACTTTGTAATGCTGGTAAACTATCTGCATCTCCTAATTGTACTGCAGCTACGGCTCCTGAGCCTCCACCACCAGTAACTGTTGCAAATGCAAAACTATAACCAGAGCCTTCTGCTGTAACTGTAACTGCTGAAAGTGCTCCACTTGATATAGTAGCTGTTGCTGTTGCTCCTGTGCCATCTCCTGTAATAGAAACGGTGGGAGTAGAAGTATAACTGCTGCCTCCCGCCGTTACTGTTATGCTGTCAATTTCTCCATTGACGTCGTGTGTCGGATTACCTGTTAGTTTTCTAACAGGAATATAATCTGCATCTAAAAATTTATTTTGATCGGAAGCTGATATTTGAAACATGAACTTCCAATTGTAGCCATCAGCCAAAGTAAATACAGAAGTTCCTGTACTTGTTGGCTTATTTGTGCTTGCTGTATTCGTATTATTAGATATACATTTATAAACTTTAAACTCATCGGTAACAACAAAGAAAGTAGCGTCTGCTAATGTTTGTGCTCCCGAATTAGATTGTGACACGGACGAATATATATCATCATATTCGTCGTAAACTGTGCCAGATATCCAGTTAGTTCTCTTTGAGAGCATACAAATATCTGCCGAGTCAATTCTTTGTGTGAACATCATAGTACGCCTAAACCCTGATATATAATTATCAGAATCAATAGGACTCTCGGGAGCAGTATCATCTGCCCATGCAAGTGTCTTACCTACTGCAAAGTGAAAATAGTCATTATTGTTTTTTATATCTCTATAAAAAGATCTAGCTAATTCTACCCTGCCTAGTCTACGTAATATAAGTGCCATTTATTCCTCTTAAGAAATTGTAACTGTCCAAGTAATTGTCATTGAATCAGACGCGCCTTTATTCACTACTGAGAATACAGTTCTGCAAAGTAGAGTACCACCTGAACCTGCATTTAATATGCCTGCCTCTGTGATAGCTCCAGTACCTACGCCTGCTCCAAATGAGCAAACATAAGCTACTGCATTAGCTGTAACTGTTGTAGATGTAAGTCCAACACGAGTTGCTTCTGTTGCGAGAACTGTGTTCCCGGAAGCCGCTGCTGCTGTACCTGTACCAATAGCCATATGTGACATGGCTGTTGCTGAAGCATCTTTCATTCTAGATGCAATGTGGGCTAGGCCAGTGTCAACAACCAGGTTTTCTATTTCCCTAGTTTCTTTGACATTGCCCTGTTTGTCTTTGATTTCAACTTTAAGCTTACCTGTAGCTTTTGTTTCATCTTTTTTAAACATTGTTGTCTCCTAATTATGTTTTTAAGTGAACGACCAACCGTCTCCTACATAATCCTCACTTAAATACGTGTGGTCTATAGTATAGTTTTGGTTCGTTCCGAGACCTGTATCTGTTGCTGTAGCTTGTATTGCTGTCAATATTTTCGATAATGTTGGTATCGATATTGATTCAGTAACTGATGCGGTTTCTGTTATTCCTTTGTTAGTATTTATACTGTTTATAGTGTCAGTTGCACCAGGTGTGTCAGTTTTATTTAGCCCATAGGACCAAGTAAATACCTGAGTTGCCGTTAATGCTTCACTAATGTTCCCTTTATTAAAGGCATTAGCAAAGGCATCCGTTGCCGTACTTGAGTCTGTAGTCGGTACACTAAAGAATTTGACTACTAGATCTGTATTGCTAGTTGTATCTGTTGAGAAGAATTTATAATAAACTATACCAGCTCCAGCTGATACTTCAAACCCAATGTTGAAGTCTACTACACTTTTAACAACAAGATCTCCAAACACTTGCATTCCTGCAGGGTGTACTGTATCTCTTATTGCTCTATCCCAAACTGTTTGTTGTGTTCCTGATTTAATAACGTAAGCATATGGTTGATATCTTTTATTATCTTGTATTTTATTTACGTCTGATAATTTTCCTCTATCGTCTTTCCATTTTCCTTCGTAATCAAATAGGTATCCTGTACAGACTGTTATAGTAACAGATTCTCCCGTGGGTGAAGCAATTACAATATCTGTACAATCATTTAAAAATCCTTGTCCTGGATTAATAATTAAAAATGTTGATGGTATTCCTGATGATGTAACTGATGTAACTCTAATGTAAGCATTATTTTGTTGTCCTACAAGAGTATAGTTATCAGATTTTGTGGTGTGTATATAAAAATATCCACCGCCTGATCCATTTGTTCCATCGCCTGCCTCAGCATAACTCTTACCATCGTCTCCTGTTTCATTAATTTTATAAATTTGGCCTACTTTAAATCCTGCATTTGCTGCGCTACCAGCATAAGATTTATATTTAACCGAGGTTAATTGTCTAAGTAAGTATCCATAAATATCTTTTGTCTGATTTCCTGCTTTATCATCAACTACATAAGTTCTTATATCTGTTGATGCATTAGTACCATCAGTAAGAATATTAATTCCTGCTGTTACATATCCTGATCCGCCTGCTGTTACAGCAATTGCTGTTATTTTTCCATCTACTATTGTGGGTGTTGCTGCGGCTCCTGTACCTGCTCCGTAAAATTGTATTGATGGAAGTGCAACGTAGCCATCTCCACCATTAACTACGGTTACTGCTGTTACTGCTCCACTAGCTACGGTTACTGTTGCAACTGCTCCCGCTCCTGGACCTTGAACTACTGTTGTGGGTGATTCAAACTTAAGCATAAGATCATAAGTTTGTCCATCAGAAGAAGAATAAGTATTCTTTTCTACCCTAGTTACTGTGGCGTCTTGTGTATATAATGCTGTAACCGATCCTGCAGACTTATTATATCTAATATCAATCTTTTTGCCTGCCATAGATAACGGGTCTAACACACCTCCATGGTCTGCTTCTCGTAGCTTGACTGCTTGTTCAACACTATAAAAAGCATCTGAAGGTTTTAAGATATATCTACTAGGGTATATTACTTCAACATTCTCTCCGTACATTAACCTAAAAAATGTTTCTATTGATTCTCGGTTACCTTTAGCTTCATAAAAGTCTTTAGCTCTTTTATAAAAGAAACGTTTATCTACCTTTAAACTTTTAGGAAAATCATTTACAAGCGCTCCTCGCCATTTATCTAAAAAGAGTTCTTGCGCGTAGTCTATGTCATTACTATAATTTACTACTTCATCAGTTTGCTTAGTATCTTGATCCATAAATTCATAATACTTTTTAAGGAAAGTAACAAAGGTAGGATAGTCATCTCTAATATGTTCTGGAAATTGTTCTTCTATTAAGAAGGAAGTGTTTCTTGTTTCTGTTTTTATATCGCCTTGTGCGGCATCTAATATTGCTGATAAAATTGCACCTGTTGCTGTTGTGTCAGATGCATGTGGTGTTATCGTAACTGTAGGAACATCTGTAAATCCTGTTCCAATATTAGTAAGTGTAATTTCTGTAATAGCCCCACTAGATACTGCGGCTGTTGCTGTCGCTCCTGTGCCACCGCCTCCTGTAATTGCTATCGTAGGTATATTATTATATCCCGTACCACCTGCTGTAATGGTTATAGAAGAAACGTATCTATAAAATGATGGGATATAATCTGTCATTAGATCTCTTCTACTTCAGGTGTTGCTGAAATTACCGTACCTGCTCTTGAATTTATTTGTGAATTCACAACACTATCGTCTAGTGTTAATACCGTATTTCTTGAGGGTTTTGCAACGACTGCGGCTGTAGAAGTATCTGATGTTCTAATTAGTGCTTGTGTTGTTATGTCCTTTACAGAATCATGAGGAGTAACTTGCATTCTTAATGTTGTTTCTGTTCCGTATAATTTGTTAATTATTGTTGATGGAATAGTTACTGTCCCCGAATCATAGTCAAGTGTGCCTATGGCTGCTATAACTGTTCCTGAAAGTGTAACTGCATTAACTGTTCCTGATCCACTATACAAAGGTGCTACTACACCTGGTGCTGGAACATCTTGTAATAAGACCTTAGTTGTTACGTCCGCTATTGTTAAATCAAAATATGTACTTGTAAGTTCTCTGGGTTGTATCTTCTGATTAAATTTAATTGTATAGTTTTTTGCTACACCTAAATCAGGTTTAACTCTCTTTTGGAATCTGGTTTGTATGTTTACAGATATTATTGAATCAGAACTTGTTTTAATTTTGTCATGTAATCTTGAGTAATAAAAGCTCTTGTTTAGTTTGTTTAAGCTATTAGTAAAATAAGAGTTAATATTAAGTAAAACTTCGCTTTCTATTTGGCCCTTTACTAATAAAGTTGTTTTAGGATTATATACTACTCCTACATCTAAAGAAACATAAGTGTATTCTGGATCTACAAATTCAGGAATAATTGATACTGGAGTTTTAGGTTCTATAACTGCTGTTTTAATATTATCTTTATCTGATTCTGTTATAAATGTTCCTGCTACAGGGTTAAGTGATACAAAGACTTTGCCATATATTGGAGGATCATTTTTCTCTCCTCCCCAAACAGAACACGATTGTATATTAGGATTGCTTGCTAATATAAGTGTTTCATAGTCTTGCTCTGTTACTGCTCTATCTCTTGTTGCATTAAATCGAGGAGCGTTATATCTAATCTCATCTATTGCTTCGTGGTTGCTTCCGCCTGCTGCTGCTGAGAGTGTAGTGTTATTAACCGTCTCTCCTGATGTTGCAATAGTTGTTCCTGCTGCAAAGGCTTTGGCTGTGTTTGCTCCGAAACCATTTGTGTTTATATAATCAATTATAACAATGTTTCCAGGAGATAATTTTTTACCTATTATATCATCTCCAAATCTTATTTGGAATAAGCCATCGGCTCCTTCTTCTACAAAATATGCTTTGGTGTCTGACTTGACATTTAAAAATGTTACATTTAATTTATAAGTAGTTGTCGTTAAATCTGTTGATGAATTTTGTACTCTAACTCGTAGTGTAGTTGTATCTGCTCTATCATTTGGCAGTACATAAGGACCTGCTTCTTTGCCTGTTGAAACAACAAATTGATTTGATACTCTTATCCCTTCTTTAATATTTAATCCAGGGAAAACAAACTGGGTTGCTGTTGCTGATGATGCTACTTGTCCTGTATACATTCCATATGTTAAGCCAGAAGATATTGTTATGTTTTCTCCTGTGGAAGTTTGTGTTCCTAAAGATGTTTGTGCTTCTTTTTTACCACTGTTGGGAGAGTAAAATGATACTCCACTATATTCTGTAAATGTATAAGTTGTTGATCCGGTTCCGCTTGTGTCAACTGCGTCTGATGCTGTCTCTGTTAAGTATAAAGGATAATAAAATCCTTTTCCTAATGTTGTATGTGTTCCGTGTAAGAAGTAAGGGCCGGCTCCTCCAACTGTTACAGCTTGTGTTGTAGTTGTTCCTGTTGGATAAAATTTGTATGATGTTCCGTCTACGGCTGATGAAAATACAGCGTCCCTTGACAATACTAATGTTGTTGCTGTATAACTAGAAGGAACCTGTACTGCTAGATTTATTGCTGCTGCTGGACAACGTTTAGATCTTGGTGTATAACCAAGTGCTTTTGCTATTGATACTACAGATTCTCTCTTAATAGCTGTATCAATGAAGTTTTCATTAGCTAACATGTGTGCTAACATGCCATTATAATGTGTATTGTACGCTAATAAGTCTATTAAAACTGACAAGCCGGAGCCTTCAAAGTTATAATCTGAAAATTCTGTTTGACTATTTAAAAAGGTCTTAAGGTTTGCCTTTATATTATCAAAGTCTAATTCTGTTACGTTTAGTTGTGCCATCTATTTACCTCAGCCTCGTAAGACTTACCTCTAAGCCTTGTGGTTCGTTTATTCCTATTACAAAAAATCTTAATGTTAAATCATAACTATTGGTATCATAATTTGCCTTACAATCTACATTAACTACTTGTACTCTAGGTTCAAAATTAGCTATTTGTTGCTCAACCCCTCGTGAAAGAGTTGTTTCCATTCCTGGGCGCATTTGTTCAAACAACATTCCATAAAGTCTAGAACCTAACTCTGGATGAAAAGGTCTTTCATAAGGCTTTGTTAGAAGTAAATTCATTAATGATTGTTTCACAGCAGTTACATCTAACTTCTTGTTTATATCTCCAGAAAGAGTATTTTTCGTAAACAACATATCGAAGTCTTTATATAGTCTTGCTGTTTTAAGTTTTTGTGTAATAGCCATGTAAGTATTTATACTACCAGTCGAATTCTGGTATCTCTAAATTAAAAAATTCTTTTAAGTTTTCTTTTTTTCTTATGCTTGTATCAATTACTACTTTAGCATCTGGAAATTTAGGTAGTGATCCACCTTTAAGTATTGCTGCTGGATCTATATCTGGGAATGAAGTGGGTGTTGCTTTAACCGTAACGTTTACTCCTTCCTTTTCGATATTAGGTATTAACTTACAGATACTATCTAAATCTATAGCACCTGTTCTAAGCAGATTTTGTAAATCATCAAAGTTTTTAATATCACCTAAGTCTATATCTCCCCATTTATTTTTTAAGTATGTCAGTTGAGTTTCTATACCGTCTTTGTTTAACGCTCCTAACATAATAATTTTTAAAAAGTCTGTAACGTCTTCATGTAATGTCTTGTCTGCCGCAGCCAATACCTTATTTAAAATACTAGGTATCATTCCTTCTAACCCGCCCATTACACTATTAGCGGCGCCTAAAGCCTCGTTCTTTAAATCATTTAATTTTCCCAAAGGGGATTCGTTGATAATTGAATCAAACTTATCTTCAGCTGCTTGAACTTTATCTGCTAGTTCTTTTAATTTTTCGCTAGGCCCGCAACTCATTTACTATGTCCCCGATGTTGGTGATTGTGTTTCTTGTGTACTAGGTTGTGGTGAGCTTGATCCGCCAGTTCCTGGTACTTCTTTGTGTGTATGTGTATGTAATGTTACGTCGTTAGATGTAATATTGCCTGCTGGTCCGTCTATAGACATACTAGGTGAATCAATAGTCATTGAAATATCTGCATCCATATCCATGGCTTTCAAAGTTTTAATTGTCATATTATCGCCTGATCCTACTTCTAATACTCCTCCTGCTCCAATAAGTACCTTCTCTCCTGCTGATAACTTGTATGTTCCTCCTGCTGAGATAAGTACATTTTCTTTAACACTTTTTAAATCTTTGTTATATGTTTTCATAACTGTTTCTGCTACGGTGTCTCTTCTATTTTTTGCTATATTAATAGTTTGATTGCCTACTATTGTTTCTGTATCATCTACTGCTACACGAACTGTTCTATTTCCCTTGATTGTTTGGGTTACATCTGATACAACCGATTTAATATCGTTGCCATTTATCTTTGTAACTCTTGATCCAAGAATAGATAAGAAATAATCTCCTTCTACTTCTTCGTATTTGTCACCCTGTACTAATAGTTTAGCATCTCCTGCTATTGTAATATTACATGATCCTCTTATAAGAACATTATTGTCTTTAGCAATGATCTCATAGTTATCGCCCACAATATTTGAAACCTTTGTTCCATCATCTTGAATCTCGTAGTTCGTACCTGATGGGTGGTATTCATGAATTCTTCTGTTTGATTCTGTATTATCAGTTTCAAATATATGTCCTGCTCTTGTTTCTTTAACTGTATTGAATGGATATAATGAAGTCCAATCTTCATCTCCTGGTTCTGGGCTTTCTCCGTCTCTTAATTTTTGTGCTGCGTCGAAGTATTTGGCTTCGTCTTTTGATTTTCCTCTTGGGTGTGGTTCGTCCC